CGACCGCCCGTGCGTCTTCTGGTGGGAGGTGATCTTGGACGGGGAAGGTGAGAAACGCGGGAAAAGGCTAGAAAAGGCCGGATTTGGCGGGATGGAGGAGGGAAAGGGCGTGGGTGAGCGGCCGGGTTGCAGTTGAGAAACGGACGGCGCGGATCGGCGCGATGGACGGGCGCGGAATCAGAAGTTGAGAAATCAGCCTGATTGCCCGCGGCGATTGCAGGATGAAGGAAGCCCCCGTGCAGGAGCGCTGCACGGGGGCTTCCGGGTTGCAAGGGGGAGATGTCAGAGGCCGGTGCGCCAGTTCCACTGCCGGGGGGGACGAAGGGGGTAGACGTCGCGGAGGTGGTCGGGGACGCGCTGCTCGATGTAGGTGGGCAGGAGCGGCGTGCGGACAAGGGACAGCCCGCGGAGGTAGACGGGGGCCATGACGGTGGCGACAACGCCGGCTGGGACGTTGGTGACGGCGGACATGTCCTCGCCGCGGGGAACGCAACGCGCGTCAATGTAGTCCTGGTGCTCGTGGACCCAGCCGTCGGTGCGGACGAGGCAGTTGGTGTACATGGCCCGCACGGCCGGCGAGGGGCGGTCGCAGGAGTTCGTGACAGCCCAGTCGTAGCCGGCCTGGGTGACGCTGATCCGGGCGACGACGCCCGTGCCGGCTTCGTAGTAGAGGCGCTCGATCCGGCCGATGACGCGGGAGGGGTCGTGCTCCAGCGTGACGGGCAGGTTCGTCGGCGCGAGACCCGCGGCGTGGCGCCAGACAAGCGCCTGAAGGATGTTTGAGGGGCAGAGGGCCGCGCGCCAGGCGATGTCGGGAGAGCCCTCGATCGGGCACTCGACGAGCCAGGTACCTTCCGGGATCGCCAGGCAGTCGTACCAGAGATCGCCGCCGGCGAGTTCTGGCGGCAGGCCGGTCGGAACGGGCGCGAGGAATCGACGCTGGTCCTCGGGTATCAGCGCGACGGAGGCCGTTGGGGCTGGCGATTTGCGCACGAGCGCGACCGTTCCGGAATAACTCCCGTCAAAGGGGTAGATTTCCGGCGTGGCGGTGTCTATGCCAACAATCCGCGCGTGCTCATGCAGGTCCGGCCCCCAGAGCATCACGAGGTTTCCGCCCGTGGCAGGATCGCAGATGACGAGGGGGAGACCGGCGAGATCGCCCATGTTTGCAGGGGGTGGCGTGCCTTCCAGCGCGTAGCCGGTCCAACCCTGATCCGTCGTGAACGGGACGGTAAAACGATACGATCCGGTAAGCGGACCGAGCGTGTAGCCGTAGGCGTTGTCGACAAAACCGTCGCACACAAGGACGAGATCGCCGCCGGCCTGGTCGACCGCGTTGGTGCCGCCGTGCGGCGGGGTGCCGTAGCGGGTGGTGGCGTTGCGCTCGCGATGGATCCGCCAGTAACGCTCGGCGAGGGTTTCGGCCGAGGCGCGGCCGGCGAAGATGACGGCCAGCAGGACGAGGAGAATTCGGTGGTGCATGGGTCTAGGCGGAGAGGATGTTGACCTTGAAGGCCGGCTGCGGCGCGGGCGGATCCTCGAAACAGACACGGTTGTCGCAGGTGTCCACGATCCAGCGGCGGCCATGGACGTAGGCCAGATTCTGGTCGTAGTGGGCTCGCTTGAGGAGTCGGCGACGGTGGGTGTCGAGGATCTGCAGGAGCCGGGCGAGGTCGTCCGGTGCCAGGTCGAGCCAGTAGTCGGAGCCCACGACGCGGATCGGCGACATGCCGGACTGCCGCAGGACGCCGCCGATGTAGGCGAGCGGAAACACGGCATCCTGGGCGGAGAGGTCGAGCACCTGGGTCGCGCAGTCGGCGACGAGATCGGCCAGGCGGCGCTCGCCGGCGACGCTGTAGTAGGCCAGGCTATGCCAGTCCTCGGCGTCCTGGGCTAGGCGCAGCATCAGACGGTCGAAGTCGCCGGTGCGGCCGATGTCGCGCATGTGCTCGATCCCGAGCTCCTCGCGGAGGATGCGCTTGCGGTAGGCCTCCCGGTCGGGGACGGCCTGGCGCTCGGCGGCGACGGCGAGGAACCGCCAGAAGAGAGCAGCCTGCTTCTTGGTTAGCATTCCGTGCCGCCTTCCTTTGGCCAGCAGTCGGCGATGTCGAGACGGATGGTCTCGAAGTCGTGCTGGGTGTCGGACCGAGTTTCGCACATGAGGTAGCGCTTGCCTTTCTGCGGCTTGATCGAGTCCTGGAGAATACGCTTGGCTTCGCGCCAGTCGGCGTTGTCGATCTCCATGCGCAGCAGCGACATGATCTTGCCGGTGGAGAGAAAGCCCTGGGCGTTAGCCTTAAACGCCTCGGCGACGATGAGTCGGAGGGCGGCGGCGTCGTTGCCTCCGACTTTGGCCAGGACGCCTTCGATGTAGCCGAGCATGAGTTCTCGAGCGTGGACGACCCGCTCGTCGAGCAGGATGTTGTACTGCTGCTTGATGGAGACACGGACGAGTCCATCGAAGGACTGGGCGGAGAAGTTGCCCTTCGATCCAACGGTCTCTTTGGTCTGCGCTAGAACCTGGAGCTCGGTGATGGTGTCGGCCACGACGGATTCAAGCGCGGCCCGCGCCTTCCGGAACCGGGCGAGTATCTTTCGAACGGCCTTGTCCTTGGCCTTGTCATACTTGGAGACGTATTTGATCGGCACGTCGTTGCCGTTGGAGTCGCGCATGGTGGTTGCTGGTTTCATGAGGTCACTTCCTTTCGGGGTTTCAGAGTTTTGGCTTGACGGCGGGGCTAGTCTTCGGCGAGGGCGGAGAGGCCGGCCCAGACGGAGAGGAATGCGTCCCAGGTGAAGGGTTCGCCGCGCTGGGCGGCGACGGAGGCGGCCTTCTGGAGGTATTTGACGTACATCCCGACGCCAGAGCGCCTCAGCATCTCGCGGATGGCGTTGAGAACTTCGCCCGTCGGAGCGTCGAGCTTGTAGGCCTTGGCGATGAGGTTGATGTCGCTCTGCGGCGGGGTGTCGGGCAGCGCGAGCGTGACCATCCCGCGCCGCCGGAACTGCTCGTAGACGGCCGCGTTGCGCCCGCCCTCGAACTCGCGCCGGCCGAGCTTGGTGGCGGCCATCACGATGCCGCACTGCGTCCGGTCGTAGATCTCGCGCACGAACTCCATGATGCTGCGCTCGACCTCCATTCCGCAGGTCGTGAAGGCCTGGTGGAACTCATCGACGATCAGAAGGTTCGTGGAGTCGAGCGTGGCGCAGATGCGGTCGCGCATGTCGTCGATCCGGCAGTAGCGGTTGTTGGTGAGGTAGCACGCGCCGGCGAGGCTGCGGACAAAGTAGCTGAAGGAGCAGTGGCACGGCATGCGGACGTACTTCGTGACGCCGTGGTTGTTGCGCCGGGCGAATTCCAGCAGGCAGGTCGTCTTGCCGATCTGCGAAGCGCCGTAGATGAAGGCGGGCAGCTGGTCGATGCGCGCGGAGGTGCAGACGGCGTTGATCTTCTTCCAGGTCGAGGTCTCGACGAAGCCGGCGTCGCGCTTGTGCGCCCGGGCTTCGGTAATCTTGCGGAAGCGCGCGATCTTGGCGCAGACGCCGGCGTAGCTGGCGCCGTACTGGCCGCGCAGGATGCGGTGCAGTGTGGAGGCGTCGATCCCGACGCACTTGGCGGCGCCCGATTCCGTGAGATTGTTGCCCTTGATCCAGCCGAAGAGCCAGAAGATGTCGGAGGACATCTCCGGCGTGAGCTCTCCGGTCACGACGAGGGCGCTGCAGACCTCCTTGACCTTGTCGGCCGAGAGCGAGACGTAGTTGGTGATGTTGCCGCTGGGGTCGCGCTCTTCGGCGGCGGCCGCGGCGGCGGGCTGCTGGGTTGATGTGGTGGTGGTGTTTGGCATGGCTTGGTTCTCCTTGGTTGCCGCCGCGGTCAGACGGCGGCGAAATCGGTTTCCGGGACCGGCGCGGGGCCGGTGAGCTCGTCCAGGGAGGCGGGGCGCACCCGCGCGGCCGCGAGACTCTCGCGGCGCGCCTCCGCGGCGGCGGCCTCCTCGGCCGGGTCGCGGCCGAGCAGCTCCAGGGCGTTGTGGCGGGCGGCCTCGGCCTCGCGGCGGCGGCGGGCGGCCACGATCGGCGAGAGGCGCCGGTCCTCCTCCGCCAGGGCGCGCTGCCGAAGGCCGAGGTTGCGGCGCGTGGCCTCGTCGCTCTCCGGGTCGCCGCCCAGGACGCCGGCCTGCATCACGGGCGCGACGCCCAGCCACCGGCCTTCGGAATCGGCCACGAGCGCGCGGCCGGAGTCGAGCGGGTTCACCCAGACGCGCAGCCGCGTCCCGGGCGCGAGCTCGCGCCCGTCCTCCAGGCCCGCGTAGACGGTGCAGCGCACGTCCGTGTCCGGATCCCGGAAGTCGATCGTCCGGCGCGCGCCCACGACGCACTCGCGGGCGAGCGCGTCGCCCATGATGCGGGCGCCCACGAACGGGTCGGCCTTCACGAGCGAGCCGCGGCACCGCGCCCAGGCCTCGGCGCGCGAGAGCCGGCGCGTGCGGTAGTCGAACTCGCCGCCCTCGATGAGCGAGCGGAACGCCCGCGCCTTCTCCGGCGACATCCGGTCCAGGTCCGACATCGGCAGCCAGGGCGAGCCGGAGGCCGGCCGCCACTCGCCCGTGACGAAGCCGCACTTCTCCCACCCCTCCAGGTCGTGGTCGGTGCGCGCCTCGATCCGCGCGTAGGCCTCCTCCACGAGCCGGCAGAAATCGTCGAACGGCACGAACGGCAGCCGCAGCCGCGAGAGGATCCCCGGCCGGGCCGGCTCCAGCGCCGCGGCGAGGCGTCGCAGCCGCTCGTCGGCCGCCTCCATGCCGTAGGCCTCCTCCGGCTCGGCGCCGCGGCCGCCGCCGATGGAGCCCGGCGCGCCGCCGAGCTCGTTCTTGATGAGGGCGTGGAAGCCCTCCAGGCGGCCCTTGTAGCGCGGGTTGCCCTTGGGGCGGCCGCCCCAGAGCCCCGCGCCGAGCGGGGCGGAGAGGATCGAGCCGGCGCCGAAGCGCACCCGCCCGCCGAACGCCTCGGCGAGCGCCGCGTCCAGCTCCGGGTCCGAGGCCGCCGTGCCGTGCTCGCCCATGATCAGGCAGCCCTCCGGCGCGATCCCGACGCCGCACACCAGGGCCGCCACGACGTAGCGCGTCCAGCGCGAGCGCAGCGTCTCGCGCGAGCCGTCCTCGCGCTCGCGCACCGGCTTCATGAGGCGCAGCGCCACGTGGCCCGTGAGCGCGTCCATGAGCGCGAACTCCACGACGCGCTGCGCGTGGCGGTTGCCCTCGTAGGCGACCTTCTGCTCGTACCACATGTCGTCGAGCTGCCACACGGCGCCGCACGCGAGGCCCACGCGGGTGAGAGGCACCGCGGGCGCGTGCGCGAGCGTCGCGGCCATGCGCCCGTGGCGCGAGGCCTCCAGCGCGAAGGCGTCCGGCCCGAGGCGCGAGAGGTGGCGCAGGCTCCACCCGCGCGGCGGGCTGCTCTCCGCGTAGGGGCAGGGCATCCCCTCCGGCGGGCGGTAGCCGCCGTTCTCGGCGGCCCACACGTCGCGCCAGTCGCCCACGCCCGGGATGCTCTCCCCGGCGCGCAGCTGCGCGATGAGCGCCGACCAGGCCGGGCGCGTCGCGCGGCGGTTGCCGGAGACCAGGTCGTGCCAGTGCGCCAGGAACTCCCGGTTGCCCGAGAGCGCCAGCGCCGGGGCCTTGCGCGCGGCCCGGCCGTCCACGAGCGCGCAGATCCCGCCGCGCCTCCACGCCGCCGCCTTGCGGTAGAGCGAGGGCGCCGAGACGCCCCGCACCCCGAGCGCGGCCAGGCGGGCCGATACGGCGCGCACCGCCTCCGCCTTGTCCCCGGCGGCGAGGAAGAGCGCGATCCCCTCCGCCAGCGCCTTCACCTTCGCCGCCTCGCCCGGCGGCAGCAGCTCGTGGAGGCGGCGCACGTCGTCCGAGGGCGTCCAGGCGACGGCGGCCCGCGGCGCGGCCACGGCGGCGGCGGAAGGCGCCTCCGCGCTCTCCGTGCAGGGCGCTTGCATGAGGTCGGCAATCACTTCGCGGCCCCCTTTCCGGCCTTGCGCTCGCGCAGCGCCTCGGAGGCCATGCGCGAGAGGTCCGCGAGGCGCGCCGCCGCGCGGGAGAGGTCCGCGTCCGGCAGCGCGCCGAAGCCGGCGCGGCCGTTCGCCCACGCGACGAGCGGCGCCATGAGGTCCTCCAGCTCCTTGGCCGCGAGCTTCGGGTCGGCCTGCAGCGCCGCCGCCTGCGCGGCGATCTCCTCGTTGCTGAGCGCGTGCTTGGGCTTGCGGCCCGCGCCCGGGCGGGCGCCGCCCAGGTTGGAGGGCGTCTTGCGGACGATCCCCAGGTCGTCGTAGAGCTCCGTCAGCGTGCGGCTGTCCGTGCCCGCCGCCGCGGCCTCGACCGCCGCCTCGCGCTCGGAGTCGCTGCCCGCGAGCAGCCCCGGCAGCGCCTGCTCCGGAAGCGTCCGCTGGACGAGGTTGATGTAGTTGTAGGCGGTGGAAGTTCCGAACGCGCACTTGTGCTTGACCCACTCGACGAAGCCGCCGGCAAGCTCCTCCTTGGCCTGCAGCAGCTCCATCCCGGCGGCGAGGGCCGCGCGGATCGAGACGACGCCGGCCTCGCGCGAGAGGCGGTGGAAGAAGTTGGCGCGGCCGGCGCGGTCGAGCGCTTCGCCCGGCTCGGGCATCGCGACGAGCGCCGCCGAGGCGGCGGGCGAGGGCGCGTCCGGCTTGCGGACCAAGGCGCGGGAAGCGGGTTTCTTGGATGAGGAAGGTTTCGTTTTCATGGGTTGGGCTTACTTTTTGGGAGAGATCTTCTTCGGAAGCGGGGCTTCGTCGGGGACGACGGCCTTCGTGGCGACGTAGCGCTCCGCCTCGGCGCGGGCGACGAGGTAGCGGCCGCCGATCTTCACGGCCGCCAGGTCTCCGAGCGCGATGTCGTCGATTACGGACTTCGGCGTCACCAGGCCGAACGCGTCGGCGATCTCCTGGGGCGAGACGAGCGGCTTCTTCGGGAGCCGCTGGGCGATGGCTGCGACGGTGGGGTTCATCGGCGGATGGTTGAAGGGGTTGAAGGGGTTGAAACGGTTGAAGCGGCGTTCAGCGGGAGACCGGGCGGAGGCGTTCGGCGAGGTCCGCGCGGATCGACGCGAGCGTCTCGGCGTTGGCGCGCTGGCGCGCCTGGAGCTCCGTGAGGAGGCTGGCGTCGGACTGCTGGTAGGACTGCAGCACCTCGATCGCGCGGAGCGCCGAGGCGATGAAGCGCTCGTCCGAGCAGAGGCCGGATTCGCGGGCGGCGGCGGGGCGGCGGCTCATCGCGCGGCGACCTCGAAGCGGGGGCAGTCGGTGTACCAGGCGACTCCCGAGTAGGCCTTGCGGAAGCGCCGCGCGTAGTCGAGCGTCGCGTCCTTCTCCGCGCCGCGGGGGCCTCCGTTGTGGATCCTCGCCAGGTCCTCCGCGGTGGCCGGCCGGCCGGCGCGCGCCTCGAACGCGGGCGCGTAGCGGCCGAGGTAGGCGCACACGACCTGCATCGCCTTCCTCGGATCCGCCATCTCGGCGAGGGCGTAGCGCGTGCCCGCCGCCTCGTTCGCATCGTCGAGGTAGCACTGCCGGATCTGGAAGCGGCCGACGGCGCCCTCGGCCTCGTTCACCGCCGCGTCGTTCATTCCGCTCTCGACCCTGGCGAGGGCCGTGAGGAAGCCGTAGGATAGGAGGGAGGAATCCATGGCGGGTTCGAAGGTTGAAGGGGTTGAAGGGGTTGAAAAGGTTGAAGGGGTTGGAAAGACGCCGCCCGCGCTGGCCGGCTGGCAGCCGACGAACGAGAGGCACATGCCGAGCAGCGCGCCGACGGCGGCGAGGTAGGCCGCGTCGAGGACCGGGTGGCCGGTGCGACCGAACGGATTGAGGCCGGAGAGGACGCCCAGGAGCGCGGCGTCGCGCGAAGAGCGGGGCCTACGCACGGGCGGCCTCCTTCGCGGGACGGTGCGCGTTCATCCGATCGGCTTCCGCCTCGACCCTTTCGCGCAGCTCGTCGGTCGGGTAGACCAGCTGCCAGACCCCGCGCCGGCCGTCCGGGTGGACGGCGGCGCCGGCGCGGGAGAGGGCGAGCATCATCCGCGCGAGGGTCTGCGGCTTGAGCCGGCGCGACGTCCGCTCCGCGACGACGTCGAGGACCGTCGGCTTGTAGAGCTCGGCCACCTCGAACGGGATCGCGCCGACCGCCTGGTCCCACAGCGCCTCGTAGGCGCGTACCGTGTTGCACCAGCGGCGCGGGAGGCGCTTCGCGATCTCGCCGGGCCGTGGCATCGTCCACTCGCAGCCGTCGGGGGCGTCGTTCTTCGAGTCGTCCGGCGCGAGGCCGGGGAGCGGCGGCTGGACGGGGCCGGGCTTGGCGCGGCGGTAGAGGCCGCGGACGTTGGAGAGGATCGATTCGACGGTGTTGGCGAGCCGCGAGATGTCAAAGTGCATCTCGCGGATAGCGTTGATGACGGCTTCCTGCGTGCTGGTTGGCATGGCTGGTTCTCCTGGTTGTGGCGGGGTGGGTGTCAGACGAGCGTGACGCGCTCGCCGAGGACGATGACGTAGTGCGGGGTGAGGGGCTCGCCCCATTCGGGGTGCTTCGCGAATCCGGACGCGCTCCCGACCGAAACGACCTCGAACGCCATTCGCGGCGCGTTCGGCCCGTAGGCGAACCGGAACTCGACGATCATCTTGTGCGGCGTGCGGAACCGCATCCGCCACCACTTGCGGATGCGCGTCTCCCAGTAGCGCGTCCGGTCGCGGTATTCCTCGGTCTTCTCCCCGCGGTCGATCATCCAGTACCACTGGCCCGCGAGGACAAGCGAAAGGATCCGGCAGTCGCGACGGTCGAGCGTCTTCATCGCGCGGCCTCCGGCTTCACCTTGACCCAGGGCTTGCCGTGGCCGGCCTTGCGCTCCAGCTCGCCGCGGGCCTTCGCCTCGTCGAGCGCCTTGCCGAGCTTGACGGGATCGACCAGGGCGGCCGATCCATCCGCGCCCGCCCAGCCGTCGGGCCGGCGAAGTTTCGCCCGCACCCACTTGTTGCCGAACCTCATCTTGCAGACGACGACCGTCGGGTCGTTCGTCATTTCGATGTTCACTCGAAGCGTGTCTGCCATTTTCGCGCCCTCCCGCCTACTTCATGCCCTTGATCGTGAAGGACGAGTCGACGCCTTCGAAGGCGAGCGAGAGCGCGAGGACCCTCGAGAGCTTGACGACCGTTTCCTTCACGCCGGTGGCGAGGACGCCAGCGAGCTCGCCGGGCTTCCCGAAGTCCTCGTGCCGGAGCGCGAGCGACGCGTGGCTCGCCTCCTCCGCGATCACGATGCGGATCTCGTGGCGGTCGGGCAGGCTCGCCAGACGGTCGAACTCGTCCGGCTTCGGGGCTTCGTTCGTCTCTGTCGCGGTCGGCGCGTCGTTGCGCGGCTCGGCCGCGCCAGTCTGTTCGGTGTTCTCCATGGCTTGGTTTCTCCTTGGTTGGTTTTGGTTTCGCGTGGCGGGGCGGCTTACCCCGCCACGAAAGAGCGGTAGCGGCGCAGGAGCGAGGAGCTGCGGCGCTTGCCGACGAGCACGCGCCAGAGGTGCGTGCGGTCCACGCCGAGCGCCGCCGCGGCCGCGCCGATGCGGGGGAAGCGCGTCGGCCCGCGCCCCGTGTTTTTGTGCTTGCTTCCGGCCTTCATTTCTGGCATTCTCCTTCGGTGTTGCGTGCAACAAGGCCGGCAGTCTGCCATAAATCGTGGCAGGTGTCAACCACAAAATGTGGCGTAGTGAAGATTTTTTCTGACAGACTCAAAAAAGCCCGCGGAACCGCGTCGCAAGCCGCTTTCAGCAAAGCGGCTGGCATTTCGCGTGCTGCCCTCGCCAACTATGAGGCCGACATCCGCGAACCAGATCTCGCCACGTTTCGTAGCATTGCGGAAGCAGCCGGCGTGTCTGCCGATTGGCTGCTCGGTATGACGAACGACCCTGCCACGGACCGTGGCGGGGTGACGAACACCGCCACGGCCAGCGGAGACGGTGCGCAGGCCGCGGCCGGCGGCACGATCCAGAACGCAGACCCCGCCACGGGCGAGATCCTGCGCCGGCTCGCCGCGCTTGAGGCGAAGGTGGCGGCGTCCTCCACCCCGCCACGCAAGCGGCGGTAGACGGTTGAAGCCCGCCCGCCCGGGGCGTAGAATCAAAACCGTTGCGGCACCGGCCGCGGTTGTGGTAGGATAGTCCCCGTCGCCGGGCTTCCGCCCCTGAGGCGCCCCACCGCCGCCCACGCCCCGCGACACGAAAGGAGACACAGGGAGATGAAATCCTCGACCAAGAAAACGGCGCCGCGCCGTCGCCGCACCTCGCGCGATCGCAGCCGCACCGCCGAGAAGCTGATGGAGACCTACCGCCAGCTCGGCTTCGTCTACTCGGGCTACGATGCTCCCTTGGTCCCCGGAACGGGCGACAACGGACTTGCGCCCGTGGATTTCAGACCCAGCATCGAGCTGACATTCTCCGCCCTTTCCGTTTCGTAGGAGCCCCATGCCAACCATCGCCGATCTGGAAACCCGTCTCGGGGAACTGGCCCAGGCGCCGAACCCGGAGGTCCTTCTTGGCGGGTTCCGCGCCGAAAGCCTCAAGGCCCTCGCCAAGAAGACGGGAAGGAACGTCATCGCCTACTATTCATCCTTCATGACCCGCCATGAAAAAGGCGACGACATCACGGATCTCGACCTGAACGCCTTCATGAACGTGGTGCACGGCATGGATCGCGGAAAGGGGCTCGACCTGGTTCTGCACACGCCGGGCGGCGGCATCACGGCGACGGAGCAGCTCGTGCACTATCTTCGCGACATCTTCCAGGGCGACATCCGGTGCATCGTTCCCCAGGCGGCATTCTCCGCCGGAACCATGATCGCCTGCGCCGCGCGCGAGATCCTGATGGGGCGCCAGTCCTGCCTGGGGCCCATCGATCCGCAATATCTCGGCGTCCCGTGCCACGGCGTCGTGGAGGAGTTCGAGTCCGCGGCCGAACAGATCCGGAAAGATCCGGCGTACCTTTCCGTCTGGCGGCCCATCATCGAGAAATACCGTCCGACGTTTCTGGGCGAATGCCAGAAGGCGATCAAACTCTCCAACGAACTGGTCCGCGAGTGGCTGAAGACGGGCATGTTCGCGAGCGATCCAAAACGGGTCGCGAAGGCGACGAAAATCACGGCGACGCTCGGTAGCCACTCGTACACGAAAACGCACGATCGGCACATCCCGGCCAACGAGGCGATCCGCCTCGGTCTCAAGGTCACAATGTTCGAGAACGACCAGGAGCTACAGGAGCTGATCCTTACGGTGCACCACTGTTTTATTCTTTCATTCCAGCACCTGAAGCTCCTGAAGGTCGTCCTTGGCGACAACGGCCGCCAGTTCATGACGAGGGGCTGACCTCTCTGCCGCGCATTCTCCCCGCACCCCGCCACGCGCACCGTGGCGGGGTGCATACGCTCGTTCTGCAATAACTTTGCAATTTTTGGCCATTTCGAAACGCCCGTGTTTACTGGGCTTTTCGTGGATTGCACGGCGACCGTGTCGCTCGTTTTGCAATTTTCCCGGCCGCATTTTGGACAATTGTGGCGGGGTGTGCGTTCCGCCACAAAATCACTTGATTTTGGCGTTTCCAATACGGTTGGAAACGGCAAATTCAACTGATTCTCCTCCGATAGGCCGATTTTCCTCCCGGAGGGCAATTCAACTGATTTTCGCGCCGGAGGCGCCCGGACCCCGCCACGGGCCCACGGGCGGTTTTGTTTTGCCGCGGCTTTTTGCTTTGATGTGCAGTGCCGGGCGGTTCCCGGCTTGGATTGACACCCAGCGGGGCGCGCCGGTCGTCCCGCCTCCTGCAACGGGCTGGTACCCCGGGCCGGCAACCCTCTTCCACGGACGAACGACGATGACAAACGAGACGCTGGCGATCGCGCTGCCGAAGGCGGCCGTCTGGGTGCGCGACGCGATCCGCGCCGACCGCGCCAACGCCTACGGCCTGGACGAGCCCTGGACGCTGCCGCGCCTGGGCGGAGACCTCAAGAAGCTCGACCTCGTGCCGCCGGACTACTTCGACGAGGCGTGGCACATCCAGGACGGCGTCATCACGGAGCTGCCGTTCCCGTGCGCCTGGGCGAACTGCGACGGCTGCACGCTCTCGCCGGACTTCTGGCCGCGGTCGTGGGGCGGCGTGAAGGCCTACGTGGCGGCGATCTTCCACGATCGGTGGTACAAATGGTTCGAGCGGTTCGCGCGGGCGTGGGGCTGGCCGGAGGAGAAGGTCCGCAAGCTCGGCGACATCGTCTTCGCGAACATCCTGCACGCCTTCGTGAAACGGTTGCGCGGCCTTTCGCGCCTGCGCGGCGAGATAGCCTGCCGCACCTACTACCGCGCGGTGCGCTGCTTCGGCGGCGTGGGCCACGCGGCCTACAAGCGGTTCGCGCCGGCGCTCGTGGCGTCCGCGGCCGGGGCGCTCGCCCTGGGCGGCTGCGCCGGCTGCGCGGTGCCGACGGCGTGGGACGATCCGGACGCGACGGTCGAGATCCCGGCGCACTCCTACAGCAATCTCGTGACCGGGGAAACCTGGTCCTACCCCATTCCCCAGGCTTCGGGGCGCGGTGCCGACGAAACCGCGCCCGCCGGCGCGTCCGAGACGGCCGGCACGTCGGAGGGCGCGCAGTGATGGACGCGGACGGCATCCAGCTCCTCGTGGGCGGCGGCGCGATCGGCGCGCTGGCGCCTCTCGCGTCCGCCTGGATCAAGGCGCGGTTCTCCAAGACGCAGATCGCGCCGCAGCCGCTCGAAGTCAAGGGCGCGCCGCAGTTCGTAACGAAGGAGGAGTTCGAGAAGCACGCCGCGGCGAACGCGCGCGACCACGAGAACCTCTTCTCTCGCCTCAACCGCAACGACCGGGATACGAGCGAGATCAAGGGCATGCTCGGCGGGATCCGCGACGACCTCGCGGCCATCAAGGGCAAGCTTTTCAAGACGGGAAAATGACGATGGACGCAACGGACAGACACGTGGTGAAGACGGCGCTGGAGACGCTGCGCGCGGCCGGCGGCACGGGCCTCAAGAAGTCGGCGCTGCTTTCGCAGATCGACCTGGCGGCCGGCGCGCCGACGACGGACGAGCAGCGCGAGGCGGCCTTCGCGATGCTGCGCGACCGCGGCTGGATGGACTACCACCTGGAGCCGGTCTGGCACGACCAGCGCTACACGATCACGGAACGCGGGCTCACGGTGCTCGAAGGGCTCGAATGAAGCACAAGACGCACAGCAACGCCTGGGGCGAGGATCTGCCGGAGGACGTCCGGTGGGACCTCTACGCGCTCACGAAGCCGCCGACGGAGGCGGAGCGCGAGGCGGGGCGCGCCTGGTTGCGGGACTTCCGCGCCGACGTGCTGCCGCACCTCGCGGCCGCGGGCCTGGCGGCGCCGGGCCGGTCGGCCTGGTACCGGTTCCTGGGGCGGATGCGCGAGGCGGAGGCCGCCAAGGCGATCATCAGCGTGGAGACGAGCAAGCGGATCGCGCAGGGGATCGTCCGCGCGGACGTGGACGCGCGGCTCGCGGCCGACATGATGACGGCGCTCTCGGTGGACGCGGCGTCGAAGGGCAACGACGAGGCGGCGAAGATCCTGGCGGACTCGGCCGCGAAATACCACGCGGCGGCGCTGGGGACGGAGAAGCTGCGCCTGGACCAGAAGCGCCAGCGCACGGCCGAGGAGACGCTCCGGCTGGCGCGCGAGAAGTTCGAGGCGGCGGAGAAGAGGCTGGCGCAGATGGCCGAGGTCGCGGACGCCGCGCGCGAGGGCAAGGTGGATCCGGCGAAGGTCGCCGACGAGATCGACCGCATCCTGGGGAGGCGGACGTGACGGCGCAGCCGGACAGCTCCTACTTCCTCCCGTACCAGGAGGCCTGGATCAACGACGAGTCGCCGCTCAAGGTGGCGGAGAAGTCGCGCCGCGTGGGCTTCACCTACGCGAGCAGCTACCGGATGTTCCAGAAGTGCCTCCGGCGCGGCAAGGGCTTCACGCAGTGGGTGAGCTCGCGCGACCAGCTGACGGCGCAGGAGCTCATCCGCGACTACGTGGCGATGTGGTGCAAGCTGGCGAACGTGGCCGCGACGGGGCTCGCGGGACGCGACCTCACGGTGATCGACCCGGAGAAGGACATCACGGCGTTCGTCTGCACGTTCCCGAACGGCGCGCGGATCGTCTCGCTCTCCAGCACGCCCGAGGCGTTCGCGGGCAAGGGCGGCGACGTGTTCCTGGACGAGGTGGACCTTCACCGCGACTCGGGCGCCCTGATCGACATGGCCTACCCCTGCATCATGTGGGGCGGGCAGCTGGAGATGGTCTCGGCCTACCGGGTGGACGGCTCGAAGGACACGCCGTTCGCGCGCGTCGTCGCCGAGGCGAAGAGGGACAACCCGCAGCACGCCTCGCTGCACCGCGTGACGATCCACGACGCCATCGCCCAGGGGCTCGTGGAGAAGATCAACGAGAAGAGCGGCCGGAGCCAGACGCGCGAGGAGTTCCTCCGGCAGACGCGCGCCGGCTGCCGGACGCAGGCGGCGTGGGAGAGCCAGTTCGAGTGCAAGGTCCAGGACGCGGGCGGCAAGCTCCTGCCCGCGAAGATCCTCGCGCCCTGCGAAATGGACGCTTCCGAGATCGCCGAGATCGAGCGCCGCTACCCGGACGCCCCGCGCTACGCCGGCTTCGACGTCGCGCGCCGCCGCCACGCCTCGGCTTGGAGCGAGTGGCTGCACGTGGGCGTGAGCTATTTCCTCGTGAGGCGCGAGGTCTTCCACGACCTGGAGTTCGACGCGCAGCGCCGGTTCATCGACGCGCAGATGGAAGGCCGGACCGAGCGGACGATCGCGCGCCTGGCGATGGACGCGACGGGGCTCGGGATGGAGACGGCCGAGTGGGCCGCGAAGAAGTGGCCCGGGCGCGTCGACCAGGTGAACCTGGAGAGCCACCGCCGGCACGAGCTCTGCATGAAGTTCCAGGACTGGTTCAACACCGGCCGCGCGCGGATCCCGGCGGATCCGGCGCTGCGGGAGGACTACTCCACGCCGTTCCTCCGGACGGCCGCCAACGGCAACGTGCGCGTCGTCGTGCCGGAGTTCGAGGGCGGCGACGGCGAGGTGAGCCACTGCGACGAGTTCATGGGCGGCGTCCTGGCCTGCTCGGCGGCCGACTCCGGTGCGTCCACGCCGGCGTGCGAGCCGCCGCGGCATCCGATCTTCCACCGTTTCTTCCGAGGGCGCCACTAGATGCTCGACCGTCTCACCCGATTCTTCTTCCAGAAGCGCAGCCCGGAGACCGACCGCGCGGCGGCCGAGCGCGAGCTGCGCGGCCGCGGCAGCCCGATGCGCGGCCTCGACCCCGACCGGCTCGCCTCCGCAATCGAGGGCTTCCGCGCCGGCTCCCTCGGGCCACTCTCCCGGATCGTGGAGGAGTTCGAGCTGCGGGACGACACGATGTGCTCCTGCGCCGCGAAGATGCGGGCGGCGGCGGCGCGCTGCCCGCACCAGGTGCTCATCCGCGAGGGCGTCGGCGCCGCCGACCGCGAGCGGGCCGAGGCGCACCGCCGCGCGCTGGATCGGCTCTGGGCCCGCGCCCGGGCGACGGACGCGCTCTCGCGCAACGCGAAGGGCGGGATCCGGCTGCTCCTCAAGCAGATGATGGACGCGCAGAGCTTCGGGTTCGCGGCGCACGAGCTGGTGTGGCGGCCGACGCCGGACGGGTCGCTGGACGTCACGTTCGTGAAGGTGCCGCTGCAGTTCTTCGAGAACCGCACGGGCGCGCTGCGCTACCTGCCGGACCCGAACCTCTACGACGGCGTCGAGATGGCGGAGGGCGAGTGGATGGTGACGGCCGGCGCCGGCGTGGGCATCGCCGCCGCGGTGGCGGCCTGCTCGAAGCGCCTCTCGCTCCAGGACTGGCTGCTCTTCTCGGAGCGCTGCGGCCAGCCGGGCCTGCACGCCGCCACGGACGCGAAGCAGGGCAGCGAACAGTGGAACAACCTCGTCGCGGCCGTCGCGAACTTCGGGCGCGAGTGGGGGATCGTCACCGACATGGCAACGAAGGTGGACACGGTCTCGCTCGCCAACGGCGGCACGCCGCCCTACCCGACGCTCGTGGAGCGGATGGACCGCGCGATCGCGGTGCTCTACCGCGGGAGCGACCTCTCCACCCTCTCGGCCGGCGACGGCTCCGTGGGCGCTTCGCAGCAGGGCGAGGAGGCGGACATCCTGGAGCAGGACGCCTGCGAGATGCTCTCCGAGACGCTGCAGGAGCAGGTCGAGCGGCCGTTCATCCGCTACGTGTTCGGGGACGAGGAGCCGCTGGCCTACGTCCAGGTCTCGCCGGTCTCGCACCCGAACCTGGAAATGGAGATGAAGATCGACCAGCACCTCGCCAGCCTGGGCGTGAAGCTCTCGAAGAAGGAGGCGCTGGAGCGCTACCAGCGCACCGAGGCGGCGGAGGACGATCCGGACGACGAGCCGCTCAAGCTCGCGGCGCCCCCCGCCGAGGGCGGTTTCGGGCCCCCCGGGGGCGGTTTCGGCCTCCCCAACGAAGCCCCCGCGCGCCAGGAGGCCCGGAATGCCATTGCAAAGCCGTTGCAAAACGCGAGGAGCGCCGCGGACGGCAAATCCCCCGACCCGACCCCTACCCCCGCCTTAAAACGCGTTCTAGCGGCTTTCCGGTCCGACCTGGGACCGGCCGCCGAGGAGTTGCAGCGGGTCCTTGCCCTCCCGGAAGCCGAAATGCGGGCCGCCTGCAAGGCCCTTGCGGGCCGTCTTCCGGACCTCCTGCCGAAGGATCCGGCGATGGCCGCGGTGATCGCCGAGGAGCTCGCCGGCGCGTTCGCCGAGGCCGTGGGGGAAGTCTCGCACGAAGACACGAAGGCGCGAAGCGAAGAGGGCCTGGCGAACGAGGAGCAGGAAATCGGCGCCTGGGAGATTGTCGACGTGAGCGTAAAAGGCGAAGAGGGCCTTGCCAACGAAGACCGTGCGAAGAACGGCGAGTTCGCGCCGAAGGGAACGGGCGACCAGACCGGCCAAGGCGGCGAGAAGAACAAGCCGCACGAACTAACGGAGAAGGACTTCCCGCCGCCGGCCGAACTTTCTCCGGAAGGCTCTCCGATTCCGCTCGCTCCGGACGCCGCACCACTCGTCTTCGCCGGGCCGAAGGATCTCGGCTACCCTCTCTGCTACAAGGGCGAACACGCGGTCCATGTGAAGGAGCGACGGGACGCCCAGAAGGCACGGCGCATCGAGGAGGCGATCGCGAGCGGAGACGAAAAGGCTCTTGCGGCCGCGAAGGCGATGCCCGGAGGCGAGGACATCCTTCGCATGGCGAAAGCCGAGGCGCCGGCCGGCCGCGTGTCCAACCGGCGCCCGACCGACCGCGGGACGGAGGATGCCGACATCGACACGGAACACCTCCGGATCGGCATTTCGCGGAAGCTCAAGACGAGGCGTCACAAGGCGGACGCCGCGTTCGACGTCCTGACGACCTATCCGCCGGACGAAGAGTTCTCCGTCCCGCGCCACCAGAAAAAGCAACGGGGAGGCAAGTGACATGGGCCGTGTGTCATCAGCGTCATGCCTACTCCCGGGATCTTTTCGAGGAATCCGCTCTAGGCGGCTCGTCTCGGCTTCGCTCCCCGGGAGGGGTTGCCTCCCCGAACGCCCTTGAGTCAACCACAAACCTTTTCCAGAGTCAAGCACGAAATGACCGACCCCGCCACCAGCCCCGCCTTCCGGCGCACGGCCCGTCCGATCGACGAGCCGGGGGCGCTCGCGATGCTGCGCGAGGGCGTGCCGGCGCGCCGCGTGGCGCGGACGTTCGGCGTCCGGGGCGCCCGCGTCCTGGAGCTGGCGCGGAGAAACGGGATCGCGCTGCGGCCCGGGACGGCGGCGAGGCCCTTCGACGAGGCCCGCGCGCTCGAGCTGCTGCGCGGAGGCCTGCCGGCCTACAAGGTCCGGCTCGAGGTCGGCGCGGGGAACCTGCGCAAGATCGTCGCGCTCGCCCGCGAGAACGGCATCGCGCTGCACGTCCGCCGGACGGACCGCGCGCTGCGCCGCCAGGAGAGGATCATCAACCGGCTGCGGTTCCACGGCTACAGCTGGGAGCAGATCGCCGCGAAGCTCGGCTACGAGCGAGGCGCTCTCGCGTCGATCAAGCGCCGCGCCGAGCGCGAGAGCCTCGATGCCGGCATCCGCCTGCACGCCAAGACGCGCCGCGCGATCGTGAAGCGGCTGCGCGCGCTCAACGCCGCCTCCGGCTGGGAGGACGTGGACGCCTTCGTCCGCCTCGCCGCCGATCCGCGCCGGCACTGGCTGCTGCCGCCCGGCGAGATCGCCATCGCCCGCCATTTCAAGCTCCTGAGGTGCGCACAATGAACACCACCGAACTCCGCAGACGCCGATTCTTCGACGCGCTCGCCCGCGTCCTCGTCTTCGCCCTCTTCATCGTGCTCTTCGTCGCGGCGGTCGTGCTCGCGCCCGCGGCGCTGCTCACCGGCTGCGCCGCGCCCGGCGAGCCGCCGCCCGGCGCGATCGACTTCGTCACCAACGCCGCGCAGCGCGCGGTCGTGGTGCTGCGCGAGGCGAGGGAGGGCGCTTCGACTTCGGCCGGGGGATGCGAGAAAAACGGGGAGGGAGCGCAAGCCTCTTCGGATTCCCCGTCCATCCCGCCTTCTCCGGCTCTTCTCTTCCGGTTCGGCGGCGTGAAGGCGACGCCCGCCGAGGACGGGCGCTGCCGCCTCTCGAGGCTCGCGATCGGCGCGGACTCGCTCTCGTTCCATTGGGACACGGGCATCCCCTCGGACTGGAAGCGCGGCGAGACGAAGAAAGGGCCGATGATCCTGGCCTGCGCGTTCTACTTCGACGATGCTTCCGAGCGTTGGATCGGTGGGAAGTTCGACTGGATCGACGAGGCGCGCTCCTCCCGGCCCCTCGAGAACATCCGCGCCGGATACGGCGGCTGGGATGCGGCGGCGTGGGCCGCCGCCAGGCGCCGCGCCTTCTGCGTGATGAGCGCCGACGGCAAGAAACGCAGCAACCTCCTGGAGGACTGAAACGATGAAGACGATGAAGCTCTACGCGCTCGCGAACGAGCTGCGGACGAAGCAGGACGACGGCTCGACGGGGATCTGCATCCCCTACGGCACGTGGCCCTACGGCAGGAAGGACGGCGTGGAGTTCACGCAGACCTTCGATGAGGCGAGCGCCGACGCGATCGCGAACGAGCTCTCCGCCGCGATCGCGCGCGGCGAGCCGGGCGTGCCGGTCTACCAGGGCCACCCCGACGTCCCGGATCTTGCGCAGAAGTATCCGGACAAGTCCGCGGTCGGCTGGGTGAAGGCCTGGGAGAAGACGAAGGAGGGCGTGCGCGCCGTCGTGGAATGGCTGCGCGACCCCGGCCGCGGCTTCGGCTGGCATTCGCCCTATTGGAGCGGCGTGATCGACAAGGTCGCGGCGGGGCTGGCCAACTGCCACATCGAACACCTCCTGAGCATCGGGCTCGTGAACAACCCGAACATCAATGAATTTCGCCTCGCCAACGAGGCCCAACCCGAAAACCAAGAAAGCACAAAGATGGAAAAGGACAAACTGATCCAGCTGCTGGGCCTCGCGCCGGACGCGACGGACGAGCAGATCGCCGCCGCGATCCAGAAGGGCGCGGAGGCTCTCAAGGCCGCCGACACGGCCGCGAAGGACGCCCAGACCAAGGTCGAGGCCGCGCAGGCCGAGGCCGAGGCGGCGAAGAAGAAGGAAGACGAGGCGCAGCAGGCCTTCGCCAACGAGCGCAAGGCGCGCCGCGACCTCATCCTCGACCAGGCGATCGCCGGCGGCAACATCACGCCCGCGATGCGACCGGCCTGGGAGAAGCGCCTCGACGAGGACTTCGAGACCGGCCGACTGGCGCTCGCCAACGAGCGCGGCGCCGTGAAGACCAAGTCCGCCCTCGGCGACATCTCGCCGGCGAAGGCCGCCGGCGCGAAGCCCGACCTCGTGGCCCTCGCGAACGAGAAGATGAAGGCCCGTCCCGGCCTCTCCTACACCTCGGCGTTCGCCCAGGCGATGAAGGAGCATCCCGAAGTCAAGTAACCCACAACCCCCAACCCCAAGGAAACCACACATGAAGGGAATCCACCCCAACGGCAAGGCCACGTTCACGGCCGGTGCCGCCATCGCCGCCGGCGAGTTCGTCAAGTTCTCGTCCGGCAAGGTCGTCAAGGCCTCCGCCGCGACGGACGTCTGCATCGGCGTCGCGCTCGACGCGGCCGCCGCGGACGGCGACCTCGTCCCCGTCCAGCTGCTCGCGAGCGGCGACACCGCCCTCGTCAAGGCCGGCGGCGCCGTCGCCCAGGGCGGCACGGTCTCGTGCCTCGGCACGACCGTCGCCACGGCCGGCACGCTGCAGTACGGCGTCGCCCTGGAGGCCGCCACGGCCTCCGGCGAGCTCATCGAGTGCATCGTCGGCCTGCCGGCGGTCCTCAAGATCTCCTAACCCCCCACGCGGAAAGGCAACACAGACATGAACACCAATCCCTTCGGCATCCTGGGCGCCAACGAGCCGCTCAAGGCCGGCCAGATCCGCCTCGCCAACGAGGCGTCCGTCAACAACCAGTTCCTCAGCGCGGCGCTCACGCAGTACTCCGTCGGCTGGACGAGCCCCGGCGGCGTCCTGGAGGCGATCCTCGAGACGCTCACCGGCGCGCCGGTCATCGTCCCGAAGCGCTTCTCGTTCAAGAAGGCCGACAACAAGAAGGCGTTCGCCGCGGTCGAGGCCGACGAGGACGTGCGCGCGATCGGCGCGGACTTCAAGCGCGTGACCGTCCAGGGCGAGACCGTGGACGCGCACACCGTCAGCAAGGGCCTCACGATCCGCGTCGACCGCGACGAGCTCAACGACGACCCCGAGGCCGAGCAGAAGGCGGTCGCCTACCTGCGCACGGTCCTGCTGCGCGGCGAGATCGTCCGCGCCTTCACGGGCCTCTCCGCGGCCGCGACGGGCGGCAACGCCACGACCGGCACCTGGACGGCCGCCGCGAAGGCGGACGCCGACGCCGAGATCCTCGCGCACCTGCAGACGCTCGCCGACGACGCGGGCCTGCTGCCGAACCGCGTCTTCTTCGGCGCGACGGCCTGGCAGAAGCGCTTCACGACGATGCGCGCCTCCGAATCGCCCGCCGTCTCGCTGGGCTCGGGGCTCACGCCCGAGCAGCTCGCCGGCCTCTACGCGGTGGACTCGGTGCACGTCGTGAACGAGCGCTTCCAGTCCGGCTCCGGCAAGGCGACGCTGCTCTCCAACAACCTGGTGCTGCTCTTCAACGCGCAGCGCTCGGGCCTCAAGGACGACCCGTCGAACATCAAGCGGTTCGTCACGAAGGTGGCGGGCTCCACCGACGCGGTCTTCCGCGAGGAGCACGCGGCGGGCGTGGACGTCACGGTGGCGCACCAGTCGCTCATCGCGATCACCAGCTCGCTCGGAATCGGCAAGATCACCATCTCCTAGCGGGGCATAGACCGCGATGGCCTGGATCACGCCAACCGAGCAGGACCTCGCCGGCACCGTCAGCCAGCGGGAGATCGACGCGTACCGCGCGTCCCCCGCCGCGTCGATGGCCGCCGACCCGGTCGCCGACACGATCTCCGCGGCCGCGGACCTTGCGCGCGGGTACTGCCGCTCCAACGGCAACCTGCGCCTGGGCCCGGCCGGGACGATCCCGCGGGCGCTCCTGGCGCCGGTCCTGGACATCGCGGCCTACAACATCCTCAAGCGCCTCCCCGCGCCCGTCGGCGAAGACCGCCGGACGGCCTACGAGGAGGCGATGAGGATCCTCCGCGACGTGGCGGAGGGCCGCACGACGCCGGAAGGCCACGGCGAGGCGGAGGACGCCGCCGCGGGGACCGTCGCGGTCACCGTGGCGGTGTCCTCCCGCCGGCGCGTGACCCCGGACAAGCTCGAAGGACTCTGATCCCATGCCGACCGCAGCCGAACAGATCCTCTCGAAGGCGCCGATGCCGACGCCGCTCTCCTCCGCGGAGATCCGCGCGAGCGTGGCGGAGTCGGTCCGGGCGCGTTCGCTCTTTTCGGCCTGCACGACGGAGGCCGGCTATCTGGCGCGCCTCCAGGAGCTGCTGCGCCAGGCGGCCGACGGCGAGATCGACAAGGCGACGTTCGTGAAGCGCGCGCAGGACCACCTGCTCTCGATGGGCTACAACCCGGAGGCGGAAGGCGCGGAGAAGGGCTCGATCCGCGACCGCGCGAGCGAACGCCGACTCAAGCTCATCTACGACACGAACGTCCAGCGCGCCCGCGCGGTGGCGAAGGCCTCGGCGCAGACGCCGGAAACGCTGCGCGACTTCCCGGCCTGGCGCCTCGTGCGCGTCTCGGGCCGGCGCACGCCGCGCCTGGACTGGATCGCGCGCTGGCAGGCCGCTGGCGAAGAGTCGGGCTGGCGCGGTGCGCACCGCTCCGACTTCGTCGCGCTCAAGGACTCGCCGATCTGGAGCGCGCTCGGCCACGGCGCCGGCGGGTTCAAGGACTGCCTGGACTGCGACACGCCTCCCTTCTGCTTCGGCAGCGGCGTGGGATGGGCGGACGTCTCGCGCGAGGAGTGCCAGCAGCTCGGCCTTCCGGTCGAATCGCAGCCGGCGGCGGTCACGCTCACGCCGGACAACCAGGAGTACGTCGATGCCTTCAACCGGCTCCCGCCGGAACTCCGGGCGGCGGCGGAAGAACACCTGCGGAGGACGGCATGAGCCTCATCGACGTCACGATGCCGACCTCAAAGTGTCCGGACTGGGTGCGCGCGATCCTCGCGGCCGTCACGGACTACTCGGCGGCGCAGCCGCGCGTCTCGGACCGGATGGCGATCCTCGTCGCGGCCCACCTCCGGCGCGAGGAATCGCGCCGAATGGGCCCGCGCGGCCGCACGGCCGGCGGGCAGCGCACGGGCGCGCTCCTGGAGGCGGCGGACGCGACGTTCCCGCTGCACGGCGGGCACGAGGCGACGGTCGTCGTGAACTCGCCGGTCGTGGCGCGCGCGGACCACGACGTCACGATCCGCCCGGTGCTCGCGAGGGCGCTCGCGATCCCGGTGCATCCGGAGGCCTACGGCCGCCGGCCGAGCGTCCTGGAGCAACTGCTCGGGACGCCGATCTTCCGCCCGAAGGGCAAGCACTACCTCGCCGCCCGGATGGGCGACGGGATGCTGCGGATCCTCTACATCCTCGTCGGGGCCGCCTACCAGCTCCAGGACGAGACGCTCCTCCCCTCGCAGGAGGAATACCAGGAATGCATCGGGGAGGCGCTGACGGCGTTCGTCTCCGACAAGCTCCGGGGGGTCGCATGAGCTCTCTCCACCGTTTCCAGCGCAAGATCGTCGCGGCGCTGATGTCGGACGACTGGCTTCTCGAACGGCAGTGCCAGGCGTTCGCGTTCGAGGATCCGGATCTCATCCGGCGCGTGGGCGAGGCGCTCGCGACCGTGAACGGCGTGGCGATCGTCGTCGCGACTCCGGAGGACACGGGCGCCGGCGTCCGGCCGAATCCGGCGCAGCTCGAAGCGGAGGTCCGCGTCGAACTCTCGATCACCGAGCGCCCGGAGACTCGCGAGGACCGCCGCGGCGCAAGCGCGACGGCGATCGCGGAACACGTCGCGGTCCTGCTCGACCGTCCGGCGATCCGCTACCAGGGCCGGCGCAGCAGCGTCGACCGCCAGACGGGCGCCGTCACCGTCACCATCACCTTCAACACGGACCTCGCGCTGCGCGCGGAGGCCGACAACACAAACCAGAACGAGGACTAGAACATGGCCGGAGAAACACCAGCACCGAAAACCTACGAGATCCACTACGAGGACTCGGTCGTCTGGGGCGCGCCGTTCACGAGCTCCAAGGGCATCGTGAAGGACGTCTCGCGCGATCCGAACCCGAGCACGGAACCGATCGACAACAACCGCGGCGCGGTGATCGGGATCATCGTCTACGACAAGCAGGAGAGCTTCAGCGTCCAGATCGAGGCGAAGGCCGGAGTCGCCCCGCCCGCGGACTGCTCCTGGATCAAGTTCCAGAGCGACGCGGCCGACGAGGGCGAGGCGGTCTCGCTCGTCTGCTTCGTGAACAAGTGCGGCCGCGCCTGGACGCACAAGGGCAAGAAGACGTTCCGGCTGGACCTCACCTACTATCCGCACATCAAGCTGCCGGCGGCGACGATCTCCGACGCGGACGCCGAGACGATCGTCGGGGAGGAGTAGGCGATGCCGGCCCTCGTCAGGAATCCGGACGCGGCGCTCTCCGCGCTGCTGGACGGCGGCGCGGACGGTCGCGCCCGGCCGATCACGCCAGGGCTCTGGGCCCTGCTGGAGAAGATCGGCTCGCCCGCCGTCGTGGCGGACGCCGGCGCGCCGGCGCCGGCGCGCCTCGACCTGGCGCCCTGGGTGCCGACGCTCTACGCATTCGGTCACACGCAGGCGGAGTGCGAGGATCTCTTCGCGAAGGGGCGCGACGCCTTCGAGCGCGAGGCCCGCATCTGGGCCGACTCCTTCGACATGGCCGAGGGCACCCGCCGGTTCGAGGCGGTTGCGCGCCGGCTCAACATCCTCGCCGGGATCAACCCGGACGGAGGCGCGGAGGGGGGGGCGGACACGCCGCAAAACCCTACGGCGGCCACCGGGACGGCTGGATCCTGACGCGAGTCACGGAGGCCTGCGACCGGTGGCACTGGACGGCGCGCCAGGCGCTCGACACGCCGCTCGCGCTCCTGGTGCTGATGCTGCGACAGGCGGGGCCGGACCGGCGCGAATCGGATGTCCCGGGCACGGCGATGCTCGAAATGATGGAACAGGACGGCTAGCGAAATGTCGACCGTAATCACCGCAGAACTCAAGCTCGACGGCTCCCAGTTCAAGAAGGGGGCCGAGGAGGCGAAGCGCGGCGCGGACCAGGTGAAGCAGTCCGGCGAGAGCCTTTCGAAGGGCTCCCAGTCGACACACGGCGAACTGGGAAAGCTGCAGCAGAGCCTCGGCCTCGTCTCGGCCGCGAGCAACGCGGCGAGCGGAAGCGTGGCCGGGACGGCCTCGGCGGCGGTCCAGGCGAGCCGGTCGTTCGCGGCGATGGGCGCCTCGATGAAGGCGGCGATGGTCGCGGGCGGCGTCGTGACGGCGGCGGTCGCGATCGGCGCCGCGCTCTGGCGCGCCAAGGAGGCGGCGGACGCCGCCGCGGCCTCGGTCGTGCAGATGCACGCGGAGGTCGAGCGGACGTCCGCCGAGCGCGCCGCGCGGGACTTCGAGCGGATGGAGGCCGCGATCAGGCGCGCGGCCGAGGCCGCCAGGGCCCTCAACGACGAGCAGCAGCGCGGCCGGTCGCTCGACGCGGACCGCGCGCAGCTCGCCCTGCGGATCGAGCGCGACCAGAAGATGGCCGCCGCCGCCACGCCGGAGGAGGCCGACGCGATCGCGCGCGACTACGCCTCGCGAATGAACAGGGCCGAGGGCGCGGCCGGCCGCCAGGCCGCGCAGAACAAGGCGGAGGGCATCCAGGCCGAGATCGGCCAGACGACCGCCGAGCGCGACCGGCTCGTGGCGGAGCGCGACCGGCTATACGCCGATAGCGCCAGGCACGGCGACGAGGGGCATGCGCTCGAGATGCGCGCCTCGGGCGCGTCGTGGTGGGACCGCAACGTCCACGGCACGCAGGTCGAAGGCTGGCGCGACGCCGGGAGGAAACTCCTGGACCAGGGCGCGGCGGAAAGCACGCAGGCCCAGGAGCTCCGTCCGAAGATCGAGGCGCTGGATCGCCGGCTGGCGGTCCTTGCCGAGGAGCTCGCGAACGCCGGCAAGGAGGGCGACCTGGCGACGCTGCGCGAGCAGGCCGCGGAAGCGGCGGCGGCAGCGGCCGAGGCGGCGCGCAACCGCGCCGGGAACGACACGCCGAAGGCCGCGGCCCCGCACGCCGAGGCGGCGCGCGCGGCCAACTCCCTCGCGGCCGTCGGCGGCTATCTCTCCGGACATTCCGGCGCGATGACGGTCGAGCAGCAGCAGCTAGCGGAGACGAAGAAGCAGACGAAGACCATGGAGGACATGGTCGCCGCGATCCGCGAGCAGAACGAAAAGGGCGGCACCGCGACCTGGGGCTAGAAAGGAGATTTCATGCCGACATCACCGACCATCCTCGAGTTCGACTCGAACGCGGACGAACAGGCGACGCCCGTCGAGACGCACGGCTTCGGCGGCATCGTCTGCCAGGAGCGCGAGATCCACCTCAAGAAGGGGGCGTCGACGCTCGAGGACCGATACTCCGGACCCTGGGACGATCTGGAGGCGCTGGCATTCCGGCTCCACGCGAACCGTCCGGATGTCACAATCCAGGGCTCGACGTTCTCGTTCTCGGACGTCCGGCTGAAAAGCCGGCGCAAGGGCCTCCGAGGAGAGCTCACGGCAAGCTACACGCTCACGTCGTCGGCGTCCGCCACCCAAGGGGATCCCGACGAGCTCGAGATTCTCTGGGAGGTCGAAAGCATCCAGGTCACGAGCGCGATCCAGGCCGCCAAGCCGCTCGAGGCCTACGCCGACCAGATCACGGCGTGGATGATGGCGGATCCCGAGCTGAAGCGCGAGTGGAAGTTCCAGGACGGAAGCTCCGAGGTGACGCTCTCCGGACACGCGCTCGCGGCGGCGAAGCTCATCGCGGGCGGGACGACGGGCTTCCTGCAGTTCTACCCGGTGCTTCGAAAGATCACGAAGCTCAAGGATGCGGACAACGTCGTAGTCTGCGCGAACCTGATGAAGGTCGGAGATCCGGACGACTGCCCGATCAAGGTCGCGGGCGAGTGGGAATGGCTGGCGACGGCCGACCACCTCGCGCAGCAGCAGGATCGGACCTGGAGGCGCGTCCAGATCTGGACGGGCGCGGAGACGTGGGACGAAATCCTCTACGAGCGGATCTCGTCCGGCAACAACGGAGGCTCCGCGACATGATCGAATTTCCGCGGGAACCGAATCCGGGCGAGGACCTCGACGCCTCCTGGGGCGCGCGCGTCGTGCGCGCGCTGCGCGCTCTCTTTCCGATGCCGGGCCCTGGCATTGATGTCTCCACCGGCCCGACCGGCACGACGATCAGTGCCGCCGCGGCCGCCTCCCGGATCGCATCCGGCGGAAGCGCGTGCGACCTGTACATCGCGCGGGTCACCGGAGAGCCTTATGGCGACGGATCGCTGCCGTGCCTCGTCTCCCCCGCGAGCGGCGGCGCCGGCGCCGCGACGTCGGAGGCGATCCTGCTGCGCCCGGATGTGAAGCGGATGGGGACAGTTATGCAGGGGACCGCTGTTCTGGCGCATCGTGTGTCCGTCCGCTTTTCCGAGGGGACGGAGGCCGATCATCCCGAGCCGGTCGCCGGGGAGGAGGACTGATGGGCTTCCTCGCGCTCAACATCAACGTGGACGGCCGCGCCGAGGGCTACTTCCGTGGCGTGGGCGCCGACGAGGGGCGCTTCTGCCTCTTCTCGCCGGACGAGAACGCCTGGGTCGTCGCGGACGGCATGGCGCCTCGCGTCTTCCTGAACGACAGCGCGAACCCCGATCTTCGCACGGAGCTTCATCGGCTCGAATTCCTCTACAACGGCTCGCCTGTCTACGCCAACGCCGAGAGAACGTTTTTCATCTTCGACTCCTTCGGCTACGGTTGGATCGGCTTCACGAGCCTCGCGGAGCCCGTCTCGTACTACGATCTGGACGGCTACGCGGATGGCACCATTCCCTCGCTGCTCGGCGATGCATGGATGGAGCTCTCCTCCGCGCCGCCGACGGCCCTCTCGAACCTCTCGGCGACCATCACGTCGACGGGCGCGGGTCTCGACCCGTCGCCTCTCTACGAGGAGGGCATCTCCGTGGAGCTTTCCGTCGCGCACTACATCGGCAGCCCGCTGGTCGATACTCCGTTCGGGCCGTACCGCTTCGAGGGCTCCGGGCAGATCGTCGTCGTCGGGACGCCGGAGTGGATTGTCCAGGCGGCGCGAGCATCCGGCCTCAACGGTATAACGGTCTCGCGCGTCACGGAACGGGGCGCCGTCGTATACCCGATGTCCAACGGCATGCGGATCGCCTGGAGCGCCGAGTCCGGCGCGTGGGTGGTCGGAGAGCCCGGAGTCTCGGAGCGGTGGTGGATCGGGAGCGGCCCGCCGAACTACACGCGCTGGCTGCCGCGCGCGGAACGAGTCGAGTGCGCGTTCTCCGCCTTCGATCGGAGCGACGATCCGGCCGGCGATGCGAACGAGGACTACAACTTCACGGTGAGTCTCCGCTCCGTGACGCAGGGCGGCGAAACCTACGACATCTTCGTCGGGGAGGTGTCGCAATGGGCTTAGAGGACGTCAAGCCTCTGGATGCGATCCTGACGGAGATCGCCAACCTTGAGGACGACCTCTGCGAGAGCTGGGGCCCGATCCGGGACATCCAGGCGCACATCGACCTGCGCTACGCCGTCTGCTCGACATCGGCCGCGAACGCCCAGGCCGCCCGCACGAACCACGACGTCCTCGCCGCCGCGTCGGAGCGCGGGCAGATGACCGTGGCGGCACTTCGCGCGCTGCGCGACCAGATCTACGACCTGGCGCCGTACTTCCTCGACATGTCGGACTACCAGTACGGCCTCTTCTCCTCTTTTCCGAAGAGGTACGGGCGCGCGGCAATCTCCGGTGACGAGGAGTGGTCGCTCGAGCTTCTTCACGAGCCTCGGACGACCCCGTGGACGAACGTGCTTGTCACGGCCCCGTGGACGATGACCGCGTTCTATCGCGACTACCTCGCGCGCGTCATCCACTGGCTCAAGCTCTTCCGGTATCGCCCCGCCGGGAACTTCACTCACTCGCCGGGGTTCTGGTCCCTCTCGTGGGACTGGACGCGACACCTGGAGGGGGAGAACGACGGATTCGACCCCTCCGACGTTCCAGCGATACCCGTCTCGGGCGACGGCTCGTCCACGCAGTCCGGGTTCGGGTGGAAGTATGTCCGAACCTACCCGGTCCAGGGCGACCCGGATCCGCCCCCAGTACTGCCGGACACGGACGTGCTGCGCAAGAGCCGGATCGGCAGCCGCTTCTCCGAGACAGAGTCCGTCACGATGTCCGCCCGCGGCACCCCCCTTCGGTACGAGTGCTTCCAGTGGGTCAAGGTCCGTAACCTGCTGCCGGAGGATCCAGACCCAGAGGACCTTATCGGCGATAACAAGTACCAGCTCGACCGGCAGGAGGCCGTCCAGATGATACTGGACTACTACCACCTCGCCGGATTCGGCGACGTGCCGCCGGACATCGACGACTACGAATGTTGGGCGTGGATGGTCGTCGACGACTCGTGGGAGAGCGTATACGACGGTCCTGCCGCTGTCGTCTCCCAACGCAAGGACGAGCTCTTCGTCGGCTGGGGCTGGCACCCGTGGAATCGCCTGCCGTACGCCAACTTTCCCGAGCGCGGCGTCACGGGCCGCTACGAGGGCGGGGACTACGACCTCGGTTGGACGGAGACAGCCGCGACGGAGTCGTTCTGGCCGGAGCTCGGACACGTAGCGCGCGGTTCGATCCATGTCCGGCGTCTATACCGGCTCGAAGCTGGCCCGGTCGTCCCGAACAGGCCTGAGTGGGAAGAGGAAAAGATCGAGGAGGAGTCGATTGCGTTCGAGGTTGAGTCCGTTCCGTCGGAGGCGGTGATCGTCAATCCGTACTCCGTCCCGGCCGACGTAGGCCTGATCGTCTGCCCGACGGATTGCACGGAACGAAGCACGGCGGAAACGATGCTGACGCGGGCTGAGAGTGTCGGCGTCGGGTACGATATAACCTCTGGCGTGGGGCCGATCATGATCGCCTCCGGCGGCCGGTTTGAATTCAACCACGAGACGCTCTCCATCCGAACCGACGATGACCGGATATCCTTCATCGACGGAGGCTACCGTCAGACGCGGACGTTGAACGGATTCGACGACGATCTGGATGGTGGCGACAATCTCCGCGAAACAGTGCGTCGCGACAGCCTGCTCGGGTCCCGCAGCCTCGTCGTCATGGACGAGACGCGACGCGAGGGCGGCCGGAGCGGATGGCGCGTCCTCAAGACGTTCGATGCATCAAACTATCCGGACAGCCTTCGCATCGTGGAGGCGGCTGGGACTCCGTATCTCGTCGTCGAGTCGCTGCAGCCGCAGGCTGTCTCCGATCTGTTCCGCTTCGCCGGGCCGCAGCTCCCGGAGTATGACTTGCATGGTCCCGCGAACGAGTCAATCCAGCTACCGAACTACCACCGAGTGTCGGAGATCGACCATAGCGTCAGCTTCCGCGAGCGGATTCTCCCGATCTTCGACTTCGGCACCGCGTTCGGGCTGTCCGAGGAATCCGTGTTCGAGGACTCCGCCCCATGAACCGCCTTTGCCTCGCCCTTGCAGCCCTGCTGCTTGCGCTCTGCGCCGGCTTTGCCGCCGGGGCGGACGCTCCCGCGCTCGTGGAGTGGCGCGCCGACCTCTCCACCACCGAGGTGCGCAACCTCTACCTGCGCCACGGCGACTCCGCCACGCTTCGCGCGCGCCTGTACCTGCGCGGGCAGCCCTACAATCCCACCAACGCCGTCTGCTACTTCTCCACCAACGGCCTCGCCTCCGCCCAGTGGTGGACTGCGCCCTGCTCAATCGCCAGCAACACCGTCTCCGTCGCCTGGACGCCGCTGCTGGAGCGCGCCGGCGCGAGCATCTACCCCCTCGTCCTGCGCCTCGACGAAAGCGCCTACCGCGCCGCCGCCATGCTCTACCTGCGCTCCTCGCCCGGCGAGACGCCGGCCGCCGACGGCTTCGTGCTGGACTTCGACGCCATCGCCTATACCAACGCCCCCTGGGCCACGCCCCGGGACGCCGCGGCCGCCGCCGCCGACGCCATCCGGGACGCCGTGAGCGCCCTCTCCACCGGCTCGGCCGACACCGTTGACGACATCGGCGACCTTCTGCTCGACCTCGTCGAGACCCTCAAACAAATCCAACCCCAAAACGGAAATAGAACGCCATGAAAGCAAACGCCCTCGCGAGCCTCGCGCTCGCCTTCGCCACGGCCTACGCCCTGGCCGACAACCTCGGCACCCCCACCAAGGTCGGTAGCCTCTCCCGCTCCACCGACTACGTCTACACCGCGGACCAGGCGGACGCCCTCTTCGGCGCCCGCGTTCCGACGAATCGCACCGTCAACGGCCACGCCCTGACCGGAAACGTGACGGTCGGAGAAGAAGACATCACCGTCACGCCCGGCTCCGGCTCGACCTTGCTCGGATCCTGGATTGATTCCGTCGATACATATCTCGGCCGGATTGTTCCGGATACATCCACCTCGCTTTTGGGAATCAAGGACGGCAAGCTCGTCGCCGGATCGAACTCGACGACGCAACCCGACCTCAACATCAACGGCACCAACATAATCGCTGCCATCCAGGCCGCAAATGCAGCCATCTCTTCCGCCGCAGGAACGGCCTCATCTGCATCCAGCACTGCCGGCACAGCCGTCCAGAGCGTGAAGATCTCCGGATCCTCCACGGAACTCAAGTCTGGCACGACGGCGACCATTCCGCTCGCGTCCACCTCGGCGGCCGGCGCCGTAAAGCTCTCCAGCGCCACCAACTCGACCAGCGAGGCCCTCGCCGCCACGCCAAAAGCGGTGAAGGCGGCGCTCGAGGCCGCCAACGCCCATGCCGACGCCAAGGCTGCGGCTGCAGCCTACACCCATCCGACCTACACCGCCCGGACCGGCAAGCCGACCGCCAACGCCGCGCCCGGCTTCGGCGGCACGTTCACCGTCTCGCAGATCACCTCGGACTCCACCGGCCACGTCACGGGCGCCACGGACCGCACGATCACCATCCCCTCGACCGTCGCCACCACGAGCGCCCCAGGCCTCATGTCCGCCGCCGACAAGACCGCCCTGGACTCCCTCGCAGCGGGCGGCGTCACCAAGGCCGCCGTCGCCGCCGCGCTCCAGGCGCAGGGCATCTCCTCGGCCGACGCCATGGACGACATGGACACCCTCGCCGCCAAGGTCGCCGCCATCATCGCCGTCCTCGAAGCCCTCGACTAGCCATGCGCGGCGCCCTCCTGGCTTTCTGCATTCTGCATTGTGCATTGTGCATTGCGGCGGCCGACCCCGCCACGCTCGGCGCGCTGGACCGCACCAACACCGTCTACACCGCGGCCCAGGTCGACGCACTGCTGGACGGCGCCGGCGGCGGCGCGGACATGGGGCAGGTCTCGAACCTCGTCGGGCGCGTCGTGGCCGAAGCCGGCTCGAGCGCGGCCGCGACGGAGACGTGGCGCATCATCCTCGCGGACCACCAGCGCCGGATCGACGCGATCGAGGAGGCGGACGGCACCGGCTACATCACGGCCGCGCAGGCCGAGGATCTCGTCCGCACGCGCGTCGAGGCGACGGTCCAGGACGAGATGCAGGAGTGGTACGAGTCCGCGGCCGACGTGCCGGAGCAGTCCGTCGCCGTCGATTCAACGACCATCAACGCGAGCACCTCTGGCATCTCCGTTCGACTCTCGCCGCGCCGGGCGACGCGCTACTACGCTTCCTCAGCCAACAGCCGGACGATTGGTTTTTCGTCCTTCTCCGGCGTTGGCAACATCCCGTGCATTCTGATCTTGGAGCGGTTCTCTGGCGTGTCCTGGCCCTCCGGCGCCCACGTCGAGACGGCCTACGCTTACAACTCGGGTAACCCGAACGTCTACGCGATCTACAAACTCAACGGCGTCATTTACGCAAAGAAAATCTACCCATGAAACGCCTCGTCCTTTTCTTCTCCCTCGTCTCGGCGGCGTGCGCCCAGCAGCTTATGCGCATCGCGAACGGCTCCGAGGAGACCACTACCATCCCCGCAGGGCTCCCGCCCGCCGTCACGAACGCCTACGCCGCGCAGCTCCACGCCGTCGGCTACCGCCCCGTCGAAGTCGTGAACGAGCCTCACGCCGACTGGTGCACGCGCGCCGTCCGGACCGTCAACCTCACGAACGACGTCTATCGCGTCGAGTGGATCGAGTGTCCGGTTCCGATGCCCCTCGACCGCGCTAAGCTCTGCTCGACCATCCTCAGCCTGCCCGACGGCACCAACCTTCTTGCTGCGGCGATGTCCGTCCCGGCCGTCGCCAACTGGTTCGTCGCCGACCCGGTCTACGTCCGCGGCTCCGAGCTCGCCCTGGCGATGCAGCAGCTCCTCGGCCTCGATCGAACCGGCCTTGAAAACCTCCTGCATCCCTCCGGCACTTCTGTTGCAGAGCCGTCGCAACCATCCGGCGAAGAAGAATTCTCAACTTCTGATTGATATCTCTCATCTCGCCCGGCCGAATACACTGGAAGAA